GGAAGGTCCTAAGTTCAAAGTCATTGACGTTGACGAATTAAAGATGGCATTCCAGAAATTGGACTATCTCAATAAGTTTACCATGAAGCAACTGCTAGACAAATATGGCAGCAAGATTAAGCCACATGAAATGGAAATTGTTCAGAAACAAGTCCTGGATCGTGATTATAGCATGAAGAATCTAAATTTAAGAACGCCTGAGCATGTCTTTGCACTTCATGTATTAGTCAGAGCAACTGGTGCAAAAGATAAACTCATTGATTTGATGTTGAATGGTGCTAAAGAAGGTAAACTGCCTAACATTATATTTGATACAACATTCAAAGATATGGATGATTTGAATACATACGTGCCAAAACTTATGCGGATGGGCTATGATCCAAAGAGTATACATATCACTTGGGTGCTTACAAATTATCAAGTAGCAATTAAAAACAATTCAGAAAGATCACGAGTTGTTCCTGCTGACATTCTCCTTCAGACACATCAAGGTGCAGCAAGAACAGTATTTGAGTTAGTTAAGACTGGATTGCCAAAGGAAATTGATGGTGGTTTCTATGTAGTCCTAAACAATCGTGAGAACACTGTTATATGGCTTGATCCAAAAACAAACAAGCCATATAAGAGCATGGGTAAGTATGAGAAGAATGATTTGATTGTAAAAGATTTTAAGTATATTACATTAAAGAGACCAGGCAAAACGATGGAACCAGATGTAAATGTAAAGAAAGAGTTGTTTGCATGGATTAAAGACAATGTTCCACCAAATTCATTAGACACCTCAGAATTAGACAAACTATGAAACGGTTTAAAGATTATATTCATGCTGCACCATTATCTCAAGAAGAGTGGGAAGAAGCAGTATTTGGTGTAGAAATTTCAGAGGTGCTCAAACAAGTGGATGGTAAATGGGCATTAGTATCAAAGAAAACTGGCAAACCTTTAGCGTATTATGATGGAGAAGGTAAACCATCTGACGAATGGGTAGCAAAACAAGAACGCAGAATTCAATTTTTTAAACATATGAAATGAAAAACTTTTTAGGTCAAGACGGATTTATTTGGTGGTTAGGAATTGTCGAAGACAATGACGATCCGTTGAAACTTGGTCGATGCCGTGTTAGATGTTTCGGATATCATCCACCAATTAAAGATACTGCTGTTAAGACGACAGATTTACCATGGGCTTTAGTTATTCATTCGCCTAATACGTGGGGCATGTATAGTGCACCTGAAATTGGTGATTGGGTATTTGGATTCTTTTTAGATGCTGAAAATGCACAAGAACCGGCTATCATGGGCATTATACCAGGTATACCAACAGAATCGACTGAATACTTTGGTGCAGAACCAAGAAGATTCATAGATTCAAAAAAACTTGTACGATCTTTTTCATCTATTGTAAACTATGTTGAAAATTTAGATCCTAATTTTAAGTTAGCAAACACTATTATATGGGAATCTAAGTCAGACATTAAGTCACAAAACAACCATGGCCATTTCTTAATGTTCTATGATGAAAAAGATAATGAACAACTTTTCTTATCTTCGTCGAACAATCATATGATTCGAATGATTGATTCTAAAAACAATGAAAAATTTTTTGTAACTTCATCAAATAATCATACAATAACACTGAGTGATGTAAAAAATGATAACTTTATCAAAGTATCAAGTTCAGATGGCACATCACTTACTATTAATGATACATTAGGAACAACTTCCGTTGAGCACAAAACCGGTGCAGTTATAGAAATTGATAAGGATGGAAATATTACCATATCTCCAGCCGAAGGAAAAGATTTAAATCTTTCAGGCAACGAAATAAATATTTCTGGAAATACCGTAAACATAGATTCCACTATTACAAAATTAACATCACTCGGACTAACAAGCATTACATCAGGTGCAGCACTTTCTGTAACATCGATTGGCGCAACAACAATGTCCGCAGGTGGTTTAACAAGCATCACATCAGGTGGAATTACAACAATTACATCGGGCGGAACAACTACAATCTCTACACTCTTAGGCGGTATTAATTTGAATTCTGCTGGAAATGTTAATGTCAATGGTGGCGTAGGAGTAAACGTTAATTCTTTAGGTGGAAATGTTGGTATTAATGCAACTGCACTTGTTAATATTAATGGCGCATTGATCAATCTAAATTAGGAGAAAAATATGGCACTTGTAGCACTCAATGGTTCAACATTTACAACTGGTCATCCGTGTACACCAGTTGATTCATTGATTAATACAACAGTCACAACTGTTTTTGTTCAGGGCACACCAGTTCTTTTGAGCGGTGCGACAATTTCAGGAGCACATCCATTTGGTCCAGCAGGCAAAAATCCTTGTGGAGCATATCATCCCGTCGTGTACAGCGGTGGATCTGCAACTGTTCGAGCAAATGGCATACCAATAGGTAGAATTGGAGATCCTGTTGATTTTGGTGCTATATCATCTGGAGCAACTACAGTTTTTTGTTCATAATAGGGAGAATATGATGACACACCATGAAAATTTAGTAAATCTTTTTGACACATATATTGCAGAAAATGCAAAATTTGAAGAAAAAGGTAACAAATCTGCTGGAACCAGGGCAAGAAAAGCGTTATCAGAAATATCAAAAGTTATTAAAGAACGTAGAAAAGAGATTCAGGATACCAAAACAGCATCATAAATAGTATATGGCTAAAACAATTTTTTATAAAGATTTACCGTTAGATTTTACACCACATCCAATATCCGGTGATATTAGGCCTATTACGGACGAAACTGCCATTAGAAGATCATTGTCAAATCTAATCAAAACAAGAAAAGGCACAAGACCGTTTAGACCTGATTATGGCTCAAACATTTATAACTATTTGTTTGACTCAGGTGTTTTTGCAGAGGATGAATTGAATAGAAGTTTATATGATACGATCATTAAAAATGAACCTAGGGTGGCTGTTACAGAAATAAATTCTAAAATTGACGGTAATGGAATTGATATAAAAATTGACTATATTATAAAAAATATTAATTTTCCAGGAAATATACAAACAACTATAAGAAGGGCCTCATAATGGCACTAGTCAAGGATTTACGAGTAGATGGTTTAGATTTTGAAGCGATTAAATCTAATTTTATTAATTATTTGAAAAGTCAAGATCAATTTAGAGACTATAATTTTGATGCTTCAGGTCTGCAAGTTCTCCTTGATTTACTTGCTTATAACACATATTACAATTCTTTTTATCTTAATATGATAGCTAATGAAGCGTTTCTTGCCACCGCTCAAAAAAGAAATTCTGTAATTAATCTTGCAAGATCCTTAAATTATACTCCAAGATCAATATCTTCGGCCAAGATCACAGGTCTTGCCGTTTTATCAGTAGTCGGAAGCCCATCATTCGTAACATTGCCGGCTTATACATCATTTGATGGCGAAGTTGATGGTACAGTATATACATTTAATACAACCGAATCGATAACTGTAGTTCCGATTTCTGGTGTATATTCTAAAGAAATTACATTGACTGAGGGTAGATATAGAAACGAAAGAATTACCGTAAACAAATCTGATCCAGATCAAAGATTTATAATTTCTAACAAAAATTTAGACACAACAACACTATCTATTCGTGTGCAAAATTCTTCGGTTGACGCTACAACAAGAATTTTTACAAAGCCAGACAATCTAGTAGAAGTTAAAGAAGACTCTCAAATCTTTTTTATTGAAGAAGTTGAGGATGGATATTATGAAATAATTTTCGGTGACGGAACTTTTGGAGTTTCTTTGGATGACGGCAATGTGATTATTGCTGATTATTTGGTTTCAAGTGGCCCAGATGGAAATGATGTAAAGGAACTTGATTACACCGGTTCAGTTACTAATGTTACAGATATCAATTTTATAGAAAATATTGGCTCAAACGGCGGTGCTGAAGCTGAAACGACAAACAAAATTAAATTTAATGCACCAAAATCTTATGAGGCTCAAAACAGAGCCGTTACCGTTGAAGACTATAAATCAATTGTATTAAGACAGCCTAATGTTCAGAGTGTTTCAATTTGGGGCGGTGAAGATAATGATCCACCCACATACGGCACAGTTTATATTGCAGTTAAACCAATTACCGGTGAATTTTTAACGTCTTCTGAAAAAGACACTTTAACTAATAACGTATTAAAAGCTAAGAAAATTTTAACAGTTAGAAACACAATCGTTGATCCTGAATACATTTATGTTATTATAAATTGTATTGTAAAATATGATTCTAGAAATTTATTAATTACTGAAAGTTCTTTAACATCAAAAATTATTGAAACGATTAAAAAATACAACGATGATGATATTAATGAATTTTCAAAATACTTCAGATTTTCAAAACTTTCCAGATTAATTGATATTTCGGATAGATCAATTATAAACAATACAACCACAATTTCATTACGAAAAGAATTTGAAGTTCAAGTTGGACAATCAAAAAAATATGATGTATCTTTCTCAAATCCAATTAATAAGACTACAGAGGGCAGACCATCATCTCACCCTTACGGTGCAGGAAATCAACTTACATCAAATGAATTTAGTTATGCAGGATTTAATCAGTGTTATCTAGAAGATAATAATGGCATTATACGTGTGTATAGAATTTCAGGATCAAGTAAAGTCGGTGTTAATAATAATACAGGAACAATTGACTACAATACAGGAAAAATTACACTAAACAGTTTTCTTCCTACAGCATTTTCTGATGGCGGTGTAACTTTGAAACTTACTGCTAATCCTAGTTCTTTGGACATTTTGCCTTTAAGAAATCAAATAGTTTCTATTCGTGATGCTGATATTAATGTTGAAGTTGTGGATGATAGAACAATTAGTTTAGTTAATGGATAA